TCAGTAAATAAAGATTCATTCAGTAAATAAAGATTCATTCAGTAAATAAAGATTCATTCAGTAAATAAAGATTCATTCAGTAAATAAAGATTCATTCAGTAAATAAAGATTCATTCAGTAAATAAAGCATCAGATAGTAACTGACATTCATATACTATCTGAGAATCAGTCAGAAAAAAATTCGGGGTCAAAAAGAAAATGCCCTTCAGGAGAAGAACAGAAATTCACTGACCTGTTTTCTCAAAATTGGGCGGAATCACCTCGTTGGGACTTTTTTCGTCGTTGGAAAATTGGGGAAACTCCTATCGTTGGAACTTTTTTCGTCGTTGGAAAATTGGGGAAAACCTTTCCGCCATAAATATACAACGAAATCAAGGAGATGAGAGGCACAATAATTTTTTTTAAAAAAACACAAAAAACACTTGACACAGTAAAAACAATGAATTACATTTGAGTCAAACATTGGAGATTTCAAAACACAACCACCTAATACGAAAGGAGAAACACCATGAAGGCAAACCTTGGCAACTTTCAGGCAGTGCGGCAAATGGAAGGCCCAAACGGGCCGATCAAGAATCAATTTATCATCTACACTGACAAAGGGCGAGTATTTCAGTCCTATAACACCGTCATCGCGGCACGCCTTGGTGACGGCGAGGTGCTGCTGGACGAACGGAATTGGGAATACAGCCGCACTACTGGCAAGTATCGCAACCTGTTCTTGGCCGAGGGTATCAATGACACCCGGCGCAAGATTGAAAGCGGTGAATACAAGCTGGTTGACCTGAACTAAAGGGAGGTAAAAATGGACGCCCTCAACTATTTGCGAGAAAAAATGAAGGCAATGGACGAAGAACAACGGCGGGATTTTTTGAATTACTTCCTCGGATATACAACCGCCAGCATGAACCTTGAAAAGGCCGAGGAAATCAACAAGGGCTTCGAGGAGGTGTTCTTGGAGATATATGCCTAAATATAATACTTCGATCCGAGGCACTATATCCGAGGCACTATATCCGAGGCACTATATCCGAGGCACTATATCCCAAAGAAAGGAGAACAGTATATGAAACCGAGACCGGTATATGAGGAAATTTCAATTCTAGTGGATGCAATCGCCAACTGTCATGGACTGAACAAGTCCTGGGAAGAGCGTCACCTCGACAAGTTGCGCGACATCGAACAAAACTTTTTGCCCAGCGGCTCCGGCTTTGATTCTGGCTGCAAGGTTATATTGGATCAAAGCAACCGCAAGCGGTTGGTCATCGAAACCGCCTTCCATCCCATAGACGAGCATGGGTTCTATATGGACTGGATTCATTTCGATGTCATCGTCACGCCCACTTTCGGAGGGATTGACATCAGGACCAAGGGTCCGTTTGCCAAGCACAACGCCATGGACCTCAAGGACTATATCGAGGACACCTTTTACAACGCCCTGACCACCACCCTGCCGGAAGCATGGCGCAAAGGATATATGCCAGGAAATGTGGCGGCAAACCTTTTCAAGGAGGAAAAATAGCCATGGAAATGGAAAAAGATCAGAACCTCGAAATGATCGAGGGTTACGCGGGAAAGTTGATGTTTGAGGCGGACCGCAACGAGTTTGTGGCCTTTTGCCTGGACATCATGGCGGGGCTGGTGGAGGAGGGCGACGTAATCACGATGATCAAAAGTTTCGACCGGCTACGCCGCCCCGTGCTCAACAACGGCTTTCAACGGGTGTAACCATGAACCTATTCGCCAACGACCTCGGCGTGCTGAATCTGGAGCTTGATGCCCGCCGAGGCAATCATTTTCAGTTCTTCGTCGGAGAACTCTTCGACCGCCTTGGCCTCGCCGGGGGCGAGCAGAATCGGGCCGCCCCTGGCTCCTGTAATTTCCATTTTCTGGCTGTTGTTCCAGGAATGGCGCTGACGGCGGGTTCGGTTGTTGAGCCAGTATATACAAGCGGTGGTGTCCGGCGGTATTTGTTTGGTAACAGTGGACCGGATCACCTTGCCTTTGCGCACCGTGACCTGTTCCTCGTCATATTCGTAGCCAACAGCTTTCTTGTACAAGGCGCGAACCACTTCACCATCGGCCATTTCCCGCCCCGCGAACACGGCGGCGCGGAATTCGGGGTGGTGGGTCAGCCAAGAGGAAATGGTAGATTCGCCAACACCAAAAGCAACCGCCATCTCAGTGTGGGTAAGACCGAGCAGGGCAAGCCGGTAGCCACGATCCACAGCATCATCGGGGAAGACCGCAGGTTGCCCCATTACATTGTCATCCACAATCTCGGCAAGCCATTTGCCAGTGATTTCTTTCTTCACACGGGAACCAGCCCAGTCAGTGGGCGGCGGTGTCGATTTTTTCCTGCGCACTCGTTCAGCCATAATATCCCCCTTGAGGGAATATATAGCACTGGAAATCGGACAAGGCAAGTCGGACCTGTCACAACAAAAAACAATCAGAACAAAAAAAACTCTTGACACAATAAATTAAGGTGCTATTGTGGAGATAACAAATCACCAAAACCAAGGAGGTAACATGGATATCAACCGTGCACTGAAGGAAAAGAAAAAAGCAATGGAACGCCTAACCGATATTCATCGACGGGCAATCCATTTCAAGAAAACACACGCGGAATGCCTGGGAGAATACAGCAAATTGATAGACAGTCTTCCAAAAGGTTTACCCCGCTGGGTGAAAAGCGAACTGCGCGCAATAGATACCTACTGGCATGGACAGCTACACGGATTTGAAACGCCGACCGGACGTCAGTGCTGGCTGGAATACTGCACCAAGATCGACGGGAAGCTGGTCAGCAACCGGTCGGATTCTCCACGATACTATAAAAAGGCGGGATATGAAGCAATGGATCTGGTAGAACGTGGCACTGATGCCGGATTTTATTGGATCGACACTGACAACCCCTATTTCGTTGGGGAGGGAAAATAACCATGAAAGCGCACTACTACACCATCAGTGGCGGTTTCGCCAAACGTGAAAGACTGCCGATAATCATCCAGGCCGTGGAACTGGCTGAGACCGCCAAGGCCGTATATCTCTACGGTGGCGGGTCCATTGAACACGCCCGCCGCGTTGGAAAGTGTTGCCGGTGTGGGCGTGCGCTGACCCACCCCGGCTCCATCGCCCTGGGCATCGGGCCGGAATGTCTCGGCAACTGGGACATGCATGATATTGTTCTCGACAGCATGACCCAGGCCGACATCGACGCCCTGACTGCCAAGATCCGCGCACAGCAAAAAGTGGATAGCTGGATACCGAAAGCAGTCATCCTGAACAAGGAAGACGCGCCGGATATGGCCGTGCCCGCTGATCATCGTATGCTGCAAAAGGCAACCGAAGCAAAACCAACAAAGCCCGCAGTGGAAAAAACCAACGACGGGAAACTGATAGTACGCTTCCCGTATGATCCTGAAAAGATTGCGGCAATCAAGACCGTCACCGGACGGCGGTGGAACAGTGAAAAGAAATTCTGGACCGTGCCGCACACCGGGCAAGCCGTTGAAGTCCTAAAGCGTATCGGACTGGATACGCCGGAAATCAGCACGCCCGAAATGCCCAAAGCGCCAAACCGGTCAGAAATCAATATGACCGGTTTCGGTCGCCAGTTGATGCCGTTTCAACGCGAAGGTGTGGAATTCCTTTTCTCCAAGAATGGCCGCGCAATCATTGGATCAGAAATGGGGCTGGGCAAGACCATCCAGGCACTGGCCTATATCCATGCCAACCCCGACAAGCTACCGGCATTGGTCATTTGCCCGGCGTCACTGAAGTTGAACTGGGCACGTGAAGCACAGATCGCCTGTCCCACCCTGTCCATCCACATCATCAATGGTGGAACCCAGTATCAACTACCCAAAGCCGATCTTTATATTATCAACTACGATATTGTTGCGGATAAGCGGGAAAAGAAAAAAGTAATGGGTCCAAAAGGGATGAAAACAATCTCCGTGCCCATTCCAAACACTGGTTGGTGGAATAGCCTGACCCACTGCAAGCTCATGGTGTTGGATGAGGCACATGCATTGAAAAACAGCAAGACAAACAGGACAAAAGACATTTTGGGCAGAAACGCCAAACAAAGGTGCCTGTCCAGCATCCCACATATAGTTGCATTGACTGGAACTCCGATTTTGAATCGACCAATTGAAATATATCCGGTTGTTAAGACCTTGGCACCCGCTGAAATCCCGCCTTTCAAACTCTTTGCTTTGCGGTATTGCAACGCAAAGCATAATGGGTTTGGTTGGGATTTTAGCGGAAGCAGCAATACCGAAGAATTGAACGACCTGCTAAAGAGTGTGATGATCCGGCATTTAAAAAAAGACGTACTGGAAGACTTGCCAGAAAAAACCACCACCGTCATACCAATGGAATTGGACAAAAAAACCGCGTTGGAATACCGCAAGGCAAGCGCCGACTTCATCCAGTGGCTACGGGGCATCAATCCCGAAAAGGTATCCGCAGCAGAACGAGCAGAAACTCTGGTTCAGTTCCAGGCACTGAAGCGTCTGGCGGCCAGGGGCAAGTGGGAATCCATGATGGAATGGGTCAAGGACACGCTGGACACCAATGGCAAGCTGATCCTGTTCGCGGTCCACCATGAGGCTATCGACAATCTGATGAAAACACTGGAGGGCTATAACCCGGTCAAGATCGACGGCAGGGACAACCAGGAACAACGTCAAAGCGCCGTGGACCGCTTCCAGAACGATGAAGCATGTAAGGTATTCGTCGGCAACATCAAAGCTGCTGGCGTGGGCCTGACGCTCACTGCCGCCGACACAGTGGTATTCACCGAACTCGGTTGGACCCCTGGTGAACACGCGCAAGCTGCAAATCGCCCGCACCGCATCGGGCAGAAGAACGCCGTCAGTGTGTACTATCTGATTGCCCAGGGCACCATCGAAGAGGAAATCGCGGCCCTGCTGGACAAGAAACAAAAGGTTCTGGATGCCGTTCTGGACGGTACCGAAACTTCTCAAGAATCATTACTAACTGAGCTTTTCACTAAATATATCAATGAGAGTAAAAAAGTGTTGACAAACTAAAATGGTATGATAATGAAAGGACACCCCCAAAAAACCAATAACTGAAAGGAGCCTAACCATGGCCATCGAACTCGGATTGATCCACAAAGAGGCCCGATCATCGCAATGGTCTGGCATCGAATACGCCGAACGAATCGGCATCGCCAGCTTGGCGGCGGTGGAAGCTGAACGAAACTGGAACCCGGACAGGGGCCAGCTTTCCACAGTCACGACCACCTATATCCGCAATGCACTTCGCAACGAAGCCGCCAAGCACAAAACACGCATGAAATATGATGGTGTCCAGGTAAGCTGCTTGTTGCCATCGCAAATCCCGGCGGCCACGTTACCGGAAACAGAAAGCGTGGTGGTGTTCAGAGACCAACTGACGAAGCTGCCGACCGACGCCAGAATTGTCGCCAGTATGCTTTTACGGTCCAAGGATATCAAGCACGCCTTGCGCGACACGAAGGCTTTACTCAAAAACAAAGGCTGGTCTGTCCGCAGAGTTCAGTCCGCCGTCAACGAAGTGCGAGAAGTCTTGAAATAACCAAAAACCAAAAGAAAGGAAAACCAATGGACGCTTTTTTCAGAATCTACCTGACAACCACCGTAAGCCCGGTGATGATGAGCAAGCAAGCCGGACAAATGAACATTCGAGAAATCACCGAAGACGCCTTTGCCGCCATTCTGAAAAGCGGCGAGGATATCAACTACGCCGTTGGGCATGAGAACACCGCCAAACTGCTGGAACGCCGGTATGGTCTGCAAGGCGTGTTCAATCGAGTCAACCTGAATCTGCGCCTTGGTGATTACGTCCTGGCAGCAGTGCCGTTGATGCGGGTGGATGCCACAAGGGAACTGACCAACGAAGAAATAGAAAAAGCCGAGTTTCGTTTTTTTGAAGCAATGGTTGGGACCGACTATCTGCTACACAATTTCAAATTTCGACACAAGACACAAAAATATGTGCAGAACAGGGGAGAATAGTCAACCACCCCACCCAAGCCTGACGGCTATGGGCGGAGTACCCTTGTGGAGGGTTGGATGGACAAATTTGTTTTTTGAACTGCTCATGGTGGAAATCGTAAAAGCACACACCAACGAAAGGAGAAACCAAAATGGCGCATGAACTGATGGAACACGACAATATGTTTTCCGTACAGGAAACACCGTGGCATGGTCTCGGCATCATCTTACCGAACGCACCAAGCATTGATGATGCCCTGCGCATCGCCAAACTGGACTGGCAAGTGCGGATGTTGCCGCTATATGCCCAAGATCCACAAAATACCTTGATGCCGGTGGATGCCCACAAGGCAATTCAACGAGAGGATACTGGTGAAATCTTCACCGTCACAAGCAAATACTACACCCCACTTCAGAACGCCGAGGCATTCGACGTTTTCAGGCCGTTGGTGGAAGACGGTTCCATCGAATTGGAAACCGCCGGTTCCCTGCAAAACGGACGCAAGGTATGGATTCTTGCCAAGATCGCCACGACCGACGCCATGGAAGTGCGGGACGGGGATACCATCAAGCCATATGTCCTCTTGTCCAACAGCCACGACAAGTCCCAACCTGTCCGGTTCGGATTCACCCCGGTGCGAGTGGTCTGCAACAACACTCTTAGCTGGGCGCAATCGGCCAGCGAAAGTAGGCTGATCCGCATCTATCACCGGGGCAACATCAAGGAAAACCTCGATGCACTGCGCAGCGCCCTCGACGCCACCAACGCAGAATTTCGCATGGGCATCGACAAGTTCCGCAAACTGGCCAAGGGCAGGGTCAACCAAGAAGACCTGACCGCCTATATCCGCACCGTGTTGGAAACTGAAGATGAAACCCCGCGCGAACGGGCAATCATGGAAGTTTTACTGAACGGCAAGGGTCTCGGTGTGCGTCCACAAGACCAAATCAGTTGGTGGGATGCCTATAACGCCATCAACGAGTGGATGCTGTATCAGCGTGGGCGCAACGTCGATAACCGTCTTGCATCGGCATGGTTTGGTGACGGCTATCTGCTGGATCAGCGTGCCTTCATGATCGCGGATGCCTTCATGGCGAAAGCGGCATAACCAAAACGAAAGGAGAAAACATGAAAACCAGGGTGGTCAGTCCCAAAGAGATTTTCGGCAGTCCCGATCTCAACCTATCCCCAAAGCACTATATCAAAGGGGGTAATGAGGTCACAATGGAAGACCTGTACAAGGCAATTCAACAGCGTTGCCTGGACTGCCTAAAGACCGAGGATGTGGCGGAAGTGTACACCTGTTGTGTGTACACCTGCCCGCTATATCCACACCGGCTCAAAGGAAAATGAGGGCAGGTGCACCCGCAGACGCAAGATGACCCTGCGGGTCCATCACAGGAATCGAAAATTTATTACTCCAGGCTTTATATTAGCAACACAGGATCGACGATCTCGGTCGGGTCCATAGGGAGGTAGCCACATAAAAAATTAAACGAAAATTTATTGCTATTTGCTTATGAAAAAGCATGGTGTAACTTTTTTACCCACTTGTAACCTTTTTACACAGGAGATGCAAAATGCAACAATCCGAAAAAAAGTACGTCCCGCCCTTGAAGGCAATCCGACTGAACTGCCTGGAATGTGTTGGAACGAGAGTGAAAGTTGAAAACTGCGAAGAAACAGACTGCCCGCTCTGGCACTATCGTTTCGGCAAGAACCCGTTCCGAACCAAACGGGTGTTGTCCGAAGAACAGAAGAAAGCCGCCTCTGAACGCTTCAAAGCCATGTGGGCGGCAAAGAAAGCCGAAAAAGAGGCCAAGGCCAAAGCTGCCACCAAGACCAAAGCCACCAAAACCAAGAAAGCAAAGTGAAGCGTTATATGATTGACATCGTGGGGCTGTACCA